GTTCATTGTTGAGAAGAAGTCTGCGGGTACGCAGTTGTACCAAGAGATGAGGCGTACCGGTATTCCTGTGGGGGAGTTCACCCCGCACAGAGGTAGCGGAGACAAGCTGGCACGGTTAAACTCGGTAGCGGACATCATACGTTCCGGTCTGTGCTGGGTGCCTGACACCCGCTGGGCCGAGGAGGTCGTGGAGGAGATCGCAGGTTTTCCGTTCATGAGTAACGATGACTTGGTGGACTCAACGGTCATGGCACTGATGCGGTTTCGCCAAGGAGGTTTCATCCGATTGCCTTCTGACGAGCCGGATGAGATTCGATATTTTAAGTCCCGCAAGGGCGGATACTACTAAGGACAAATCATGGCAGCAACAGATTCAATGAGCAAGAGCTTGTACTCCGCGCCGCAAGGGCTGGAGAGCTTGGGCGACAGCATCGAGATAGAGATGGACGAGGAGTCCGTGGTCAACATGCTGCCTGACGGGGGTGCAGAGATCATCATGGGCGAGGCCGTGGATGGGAACGGGTCTGCTGAGTCTGACTTTGAAGTCAACCTTGCGGAACACATGGATGAGGGTGCGCTGCACGAGTTATCCAGCGACCTGATCGAGTTGTTCGAGGCCGACATGGTGTCGCGTAAAGATTGGGCGGACACGTTCGTCAAGGGTCTGGAGGTGCTGGGCTTCAAGTACGAAGAGCGCACCGAGCCGTGGGACGACGCCTGTGGCGTGTACTCAACAGTGCTGGCCGAGGCTGCGATCAGGTTCCAAGCTGAGACCATGAGTGAGACATTCCCTGCTGCTGGCCCTGTCAAGACAAAGATTCTTGGCAAGACCACAAAGGAGAAGGAAGAAGCCGCTGAGCGTGTCAAGAACGACATGAACTACCAGTTGACCGAGCGCATGGTCGAGTACCGGCCAGAGCACGAGCGCATGCTGTACTCGCTGGGCCTTGCAGGTAGCGCGTTCAAGAAGGTGTACTTTGACCCGCTGCTGGGCCGTCAAGTCTCTGTGTATCTGCCAGCAGAAGATGTTGTGGTGCCGTATGGCACGTCACACATCGAGAACGCAGAGCGCGTCACCCACGTGATGCGTAAGACAAAGAACGAGATGGACAAGCTGATGGCCAGCGGGTTCTACCGTGAGATTGACCTTGGTGACCCCCAGTCGTTCCCCACAGACGTGGAGAAGAAAAAAGCTGAGGAGGGTGGCTACACAATCCAGAGTGATGACCGGTACACATTGCTTGAGATCAGCGTTGACATGTTAATTGATGGCGTAGACGACGAGGAAGACGAGCTACCCAAGCCGTACGTTGTGACTATCGACCGTGGCACTACAGAAGTGTTGGCCGTGCGCCGCAACTGGGAAGAAGAAGACTCACTGCGTTTAAAAGACCAGCACTTTGTGCACTACGTCTATGTGCCCGGATTTGGCTTCTACGGTCTGGGCCTCATCCACATCATCGGTGGCTACGCCCGCGCTGGCACTTCGATCATCCGCCAGTTGGTGGATGCCGGTACGCTGTCTAACCTGCCGGGTGGCCTGAAGACTCGGGGCATGCGTACAAAAGGTGATGACACACCAATCGCACCGGGTGAGTTCCGCGACGTGGACTTGCCAAGCGGTTCGATCAAAGACAACATCATGATGCTCCCGTACAAGGAGCCGTCACAAACACTTCTGGCCCTCCTCCAACGGATCACCGAAGAAGGCCGTCGCCTCGGCGCTATCAGCGACATGAACGTGTCGGACATGAGCGCGAATGCTCCGGTGGGTACCACGCTGGCATTGCTGGAGCGAACGCTCAAGCCCATGGCGGCTGTACAAGCCCGAGTGCACTATGCGATGAAGCAAGAGTTCAAGCTCTTGAAGAAGATCATTGCAGAAGAAGCTCCAGAAGACTATGGCTACCAGCCTGAGACTGGCTTGGCCAAGGCCCGCAAAGCGGACTATGCGATGGTGGATGTCATCCCCGTCAGCGACCCCAACAGCAGCACGATGGCCCAGCGCGTGGTGCAGTACCAAGCTGTGTTTCAGATGTCGCAGTCTGCGCCGCAGATTTACGACTTGCCTTACTTGCACCGCCAGATGATTGAGGTGCTGGGCATCAAGAACGCTGACAAGATCGTACCAACGAGCGAAGATCAGAAGCCACGTGACCCAGTGTCTGAGAACATGTCTGCGTTGGTGGGCAAGCCAATGAAGGCGTTTATTTACCAAGATCACGACGCACACATTGCGACCCACACATCGTTCATGCAAGACCCGATGATTGCGCAGACGATTGGCCAGAACCCACAGGCTCAGCAGATCATGGCTTCACTGCAAGCACACATTGCCGAGCACTTGGGCTTCAGCTACCGCAAGCAGATGGAAGAACGCCTTGGCGTCACCCTGCCACCACCAGACGAGCCACTGCCAGAAGACGTGGAAGTCCAGTTGTCCAAGCTCATCGCCGATGGTGGCAAGCAGTTGGCCGAGCAGCACAAGCAGCAAGCCGCGCAAAAGCAAGCAGAGCAGCAAGCCGCAGACCCACTGTTTCAGTTGGAGCAGTCCAAAGTCAAAGTGCAGGAGATGGAAGTCACCCGCAAGGTACAGAAAGACCAGACCGATGCAGAGATTGCCGCAGCAAAACTCGTCATGGAGAAAGAGCGCGTGCAGATCGAGGCCAGCAAGGAAGCCAACCGCGTCAAATCGCAAGAATCTCAAGCTCAGCAGCGTCTGAAACTTGATGCACTCAAGGTGTTAGCCACACCAAAACCCCAAGGGAAGAAGGAGTAATCCATGGCCAAAACCGTTTTTGACGTGCTCATCATGAAACACGAGGAGGATGTCTCCTCGGCAACCCAGTTTCTGGCAAACGGAGGAGCTAAAGACTTCGCCGAATACCGGGAAGTAACAGGCAGGATTCGGGGTCTCCAGCTTGCTATCCAAACCACCAAAGACCTTTCGCGCTCTCAAATGGAAGAAGAAGATCATGACTGATCAAGTAGAAACCGCCGTGACTGACGAAGAAATGGAAGCCCAGCTTCCAAAGCCCGTTGGGTATCGGTTGCTTGTGGCACTGCCGCAAATTGAAGAAACCATCGGTGAGATGGGCATCATCAAGGCCAAACAGACTATGCGTGAAGAACGCATCTTGTCTACGGTTGGGTTGGTGTTAGATATGGGCGAGCAAGCCTACTCTGACCCCACCCGTTTCCCCAACGGCCCATGGTGCAAGGTAGGTGACTATGTGGTGTTCGCTTCATACACTGGCACTCGTGTCAGCGTCAATGGCGTTGAATACCGTCTCATGAATGACGACTCGATTGAGGCTGTCGTTGCCGATCCGCGTGGCGTATCGCGTGCTGGTTAAAGGAGAAAACTATGGCAATACAAAAAGTTGAGTTTGAGTTTCCCGATCCTGATAAGGAATCGGGCACCGCAGACTTCGTAGAAAGAAACGACGGCAGCTTTGCGCTGAAGGTCGAAGGACGCGCTGCGGATGAAGAATCCAAGCGTGAAAAATCCAAGGCCAGAGCCAAGGAAGACGACCTTGATATTGAGATCGTTGACGACCGACCTGAAGAAGACCAAGGGAAGAAGCGTTCCAAGGCTCCTATGGAGCTTTCCGAAGAGGAAATGGACGAGTATTCCGAGAAGGTGCGAAAGCGCCTGCAACACTTCAGCAAGGGCTATCACGACCAGCGGCGTGCAGCCGAGTCTGCCGCCAAGGAACGTGAGGAAGCGTTGCGCTACGCGCAGCAGATCAATGAGGAGAACAAGAAGCTCAAGGGCACTGTCTCCAAGAACCAAGAGGCGATGCTGGAATCAGCCAAGAAAATGGCTGCTGCGGAGCATGATGACGCCAAAATTCAGTACAAAAAAGCCTACGAATCTGGTGAAGCAGATGCGGTAGTCGAGGCTCAAGAGGCACTGACTGCTGCAAAAATGAAGGTTGAGCGAGTAAACAACCTCAAACTCCCTGCTTTACAAGAAGACAGTTATGATGTACAAACTCAAACAACCGCCCCAGCACAGTCAGTTGACGACCGCGCCGTAACTTGGCAAGCCAAGAATAAATGGTTCGGAGATGACGATGAGATGACCAGTTTTGCGCTGGGGTTGCACCAAAAACTGGTCAAACAGGGCGTCAACCCGCGATCTGACGATTACTACGAGAAAATCAACTCTCGTATGCGCCAAGTGTTCCCGGACTCCTTTGAGGACGATGGACAGGAGGAGGTGACCGACGAGCCTCGCCGCAGGGCGACAGTCGTAGCATCTGCTACTCGAAGTGTGGCCCCTAAAAAGATCACGCTCTCCCGTACACAGGTTGCTTTGGCTAACAGGCTTGGAGTGCCACTAAACGAATACGCCAAACAGGTTGCTATAGAATTGAGGAAACAAAATGGCTGAGAACAGACTTAATCGTGAACTGGAAACCCGTGAAAAAACGGCCCGCAAGAAATCGTGGACTCGTCCCGAGACCTTGCCAACTCCTTTCCCGGAGGATGGCTATGAATTCCACTGGGTTCGCATCAGCACTCGCGGCGAAGCCGATGCCATGAACGTGTCCTTGAAACTTCAAGAAGGCTGGGAGCCCGTCAAGGCTGCTGACCACCCCGAAATTTTTGTTGCTGGCGTCGAAAACGAACGCTTCAAAGAAAATATCGTGATTGGTGGTTTGATGCTCTGCAAAACCCCCACTGAGTT